AAACCTACAGATTTTGCATCATGAATTTCTTTCATCATTGTCACAAGAAATTCAGTTGCATTCTGAGTAGTTTTATCTTGATCGCGCCTACCAGTTTTTAGAACAAAAGTTTTCTTTGAACGCTCATGCTTAATAACACTCAAGCTTTCGCGGCGACTACTCCATCCAGAACCAACGCTGCGATTGTAGTTTGAACTACCACCTTCGCCCCAATAATCAAGCGAGTCTCCAGCACTACCATCTGTCAAAACAATGAAATTCATTTTTTCAACATTGTGTTTTTTCTTGAATACATCAATTACTTTATCAAGAATTATTAAGCTATGATTTAGTGGAGTTCCACCTAAAGTTAAATCAACATCATTAGTAGCACTGGTGCGGCAATAACCCCAAGCATTCTCCATCATCCAAGCAATAAACAAATAATTGTTGCATGCTTTTTGGAATTCTGATTTTTTCATATTACTAGTTAACATATGATGCAAACGCACACCAGAACTAATAAATGCTTTTCCAGCAAGAGATGGATTATCACGTTCTGCATACAAACGCTTTTCGCCAAAACGAGAATCTAGAGAGGTATTCTGATCGGAGAAATTATAAACATCAAAAGGAATTCCTACACGCTGACAAAATGTTGCCAAAACAATAGTCTGTACTACTGTTTTGTAGATCATTCCATGCATAGAACCAGACCAATCTACCATCATAACCATACCATGATTTTTACCTTCAGGCGAAACAGATTTGCGCTTGAAGATATCATCATTTAATTTATAGCTCCAGATTTTACTAGTGTTTAAATTTCCAGATTTTGTCTCATAACTCTGAGCATATTCTTGAGCAGACTTTTTCATTTCGAATTCTTTTACAAGATATCCAATTGTATTGTTATGATCTGACAGCAACTGTTTATACATATTATGTTTATCGTCAAAACCAGAAGATTTAATTGTTTCGATTGAACGAGTAATACGGTCAATGTCGATAACATAATCTTTCAAATCGATATCGGGAATACTCAAATAATTAATATCATTTGCATTATGATCTACCATACTACTCATATTCTGAGACATACTACTATCAGTTTCAGAAGAAAATTCATCTACAGGTGCCTGTGTCTCAGTACCATCAGATAAACCAGCACCTTTTGAATCGGTAGGGCCACCAGAACCATTGTCTTTTTCTTGAGTTTCTTCTTCACCATTTCCAGATGCATCAGAATTTCCAGACTCATCAGTTTCATCAGAACCAGTATCACTAGAATCAGAAGATGTATCATCAGTTTCATCAGAAGATTCGTCTGATTGACTTTGAGAACTTTCATCTCCAGTCTGGTCAGTTTCTTCGTTTTCACCAGAACCATCTGATTTAGAATTACCAGAACCATCGGTTTGATTTTCTTCTGGATTTTGCTGATTTTGTTCTTTTTTCATTTTCAAAAAGTTGAAAATTTCTTCTGAAACATCAGCAACTTCTGCAAATGTTTTTGTAGAAGCAACTTTATTGACAAGAACAATTTCTTCATCTGAAAAGATTTTTTTCATTTCAAAATCTGTCATAGAAGATTTAAAGAAAACATTGATACGATCAATAAATGCAAGGCCGGACAATTCTTTTCCTTGAATACCAAAGAAGTTTTTGTTCATCAGTTCTTGATATGCGCGAAAGAAAGGGCCGCGCAAGCCAGGAAATTTATTTTTCACATCACGTTCAATCCGCGCATCTTCGACCACGTTGATAAAATCTTTAGAAGAACGAGAACATGCCTCCTGCAAAACATCCGTATCAGATGGAGTATATAGTGCATGTCCGACTTCATGACCCATGAAAAGGTCATAAAGGTCATCAGACATATCTTTCCAGATAGGAACCGCCAATATACGGTTCTTGATATCAAAATACGCAGTATCGATATTTTTATGTTGGATTGTAATGTCTTCTTCGGCCATCATTTTGGCAAGAAGACTTTTAGAATTCTTTGTATATAGTACGTTAGTCATTCACATATTTCCTTATAAGGAATCATCATCATTTATACTTACATGCTACAGTAAAGAATCGGGTTTGTCAAGGGCTTTTCTATTTTTTTATAGCAATTGCGCCAATAAACATATGATTCTGCCAGAATGGCTGTACCTCTTCAAACCCTGCCTCAAACATCATATCAGCAATTTCATTCCAAGTGTTTGGTTTCAACATACTTCTAAGAGTTCTCTCTTTATCCATAATATCATCAGTAGAGAATGTTTTTCTCTTATAGTCATAAAAGTTAAAAGTGAGCATATCTTGAAAGTTTGCATTCTGACATACAGTTTTTTCTGCAAAAATAAAAGCGCCACCCTCATTTAGGCCACTATGAATTCTTTGAATAGTATATCTTCGATCAATTTTAGACATAAACTGTAGAGTAAATATAGATGTGATTAATGAGGCATTTGCGAATTCGGTATCCCTAACATCCATGTGTCGAAAGTCTACAGCAGCCCAAGGATATTCGCTATTAATATGGGCATGTCTTTTTTGCATATCCTCAGCAAATCCATCTGCAACCTCAACTCCAATATAATTGGCTGCCCAGCAAAAATCCTGATTTGCCTCTAACATGCGTTGAGTCAACTTACCAGTTGAACAACCAATATCATATACATTGGTGTTATCTTCTACAAAATATCTAGACATAGAAATTACATCATCAAGCAAATCTCCATATCCTCTGATACTTTTATCAATATGTTCATCAAAACCTTCTTCACGATGTGCGAATGTAAAATCAGCCATTATTCAATCCTTTCAATACATTATTATATACAGATTCTGCAATGTGTTTCATCATTATTGGGGGAACCATGCGTCCAATCCGTTCTGCTTTTTGATTCCATTTTCCAGTGAGTTTAAAGTCATCTGGAAGTGACATAATACGCTTTAATTCGCCGAGGGTCAACTTTCTAGGTTCTGCCCAATGGAATGCACCAGCGGTAGTATCGGCACTCCCCATAGCGGTTAAGGTCGGTGCTGGAGCATATTGTGATACTCTTTTGAGGTTGAAGTGATGTCCTTTCGGATGATAGTCGCCTCCAGTCAGAACTTTTTCGGGATCGATGGGCATAATACTACCAGTTTGTTTCCAATATGCAGTATTAGAAAACTTTTCTGTTAGATATGAAACTTCATCTTCGTCATACTCCAAATCTATTAGTGCGTCTTTCAAAGGAATAGTTGTTAAACTAGGTTGGGGGAAAACAGTTTGAATTGTCATAAAATTTAAGCCGACTTGATCGGCAATGTCTTGCCTTACCCCAACAAATATACATCTGGTTCGAGTCTGAGATACTCCAAAATATCTACTATCTAATACTTGATATGAAACATTATAACCAATCTCTTCAAATTTATTTAAAATCTGATTAAGATAATTCTTTGCCTCTCCAACAGTCAATCCTTTTACATTTTCTGCAATAATTACTTTAGGGCGAATATCATCTGCAATACGCAAAAAATCAAAGAATAGGTCTTCAATATTTTCTACGATCTTTCCATCTGAATATTTTTTAGTCTGCCCCCACCCATCAGAATGTTTACCACTTTCTTTGCGTGTCATTACATTACCATCAAAATCAAGATATTCCGTTTCAATACTATTGTGAGATAGTTTCCCTGCAACAGAAAATGCAGAGCATGGTGGCGAACCATCCAGAATATCTATCTCCCCGACTTTTACTCCAGCTGCATCCAAGAAATGTTGCCCAGTCAATTCTTTAATATCGCCAGGCAGAATAGGTGTCTCTGGATAGTTTTCTTTATAGGTATTACATGCCTCTTCTACAAACTCATTTACTGCAAGAACCTTACCACCAGCAAGACGATAACCAGTGGAAGATCCACCACCACCGGCAAAAGTTGAAATCACTTTAAATTTGTTCTGTTCAGATGCATCATATACATCTTGTAAATTGTATGGTTTGTAAATCATCTTAAAAATTCCTCTAATGTTGGTGTACTATTTAGCACATACCAATCGCGGCAAATATCCATAACTCTTGTCCTATTTCTAAAATTAATCTCATTGTTATCGATTAATGATTCGAATAGCTCTATTATACCAGAATTTATCTGTAAGTTCAAGTGTTTTTTTACATTTCCTAT